GCATTAAGTTGATCTTAGGTCTTGAGACAGATATGGACTTTAATATGGAAGAGGAAGAAAAAGTTGAAGATAAACAAATTAATAAAGGCGAAGTTATAGAGACTTTACGAGAACAAGTAAAGGAAATTTCTAATAATTCTGATACAGAGAAAACTTACCAGCTTGCCAAAGGTGCGATAAATACAGCCAAGTCTGTAGAACAGTTAACAGATTTTAAGAAAAACATTGCAATTCGTTTTGCAAAGGGTAAACTAACTCTTACACAGAAAGAGGAATTGGAAACTCTTATTGTTAACAAGAAAAAGGTGCTTGAATAAATGGACCAAGACCAGCCTTATCTATCAACCAAAGACCTCGCCGAACGATACGGGATTACTCAAAGAACCATAAAAAAATGGCGAACAAGTACAAGAAGAGGTAAACAAGAAGGTCCCGAGTGGTATACAGTTCCACGAACTGCAACCGCTTTGGGTTCTCCTCTAATCAGATACCCACTTCCACAGGTTCTTGCCTGGGAAGAAACAAATTCAATCATTCCAATTAAATCTTTCTAATTATGGCCTACGAAAATTTATTTACAGGGCGTTTAGTCCTTTTTAATAATTCACAGAAAAAATCTGAAAAGTCCCCTGACCTTGGTGGCAACATTGAGTTTAGTCTGCAAGATGCCATGGCATTGGCAGAATGGATTACAGGACAAGAAGGCGAGGACAATTATGCTGGCGAAAAGGTAGTCAAAGTACCTGTAAGTGCTTGGCATAGAGAATCTAAAAATGGTACCTCTTTTGTATCGGGTTCTATGTCAGTAGCAAAAACCTCTACAGAGGAAATACCTTTCTAACTATGGCAAAAGTACTAAAAAAAGTTACTGACCCAAAACTACCTCTTAATGTCGCAATATTTCAAGACCATTTAGCACTTGGTCTTGAGTGTTTCGACCTTAACTGGTTTGATTTTAGGCCACATACTTGCAGCAACAAAGAATATGGTGATGGCCTTCTTTTTTCTCAGTTAGATGATAGCCATAAAGAATGTTGCCAAGCAGAAAATTCTTTAATTGTTTCTAATGAGGGTTTGCATTTGCCGAACAAAAAAATTATGCCTTTCACTAACGAACAACCCCCAACAAAGATGGCCTTGCTGGTCTTATCGGCAATGGTCACTGAACAACCTTTACACTTTGAATGTCCCGAATGCGACTAGATTTTACAAACAAAGCACTTGAAGAT